TTAATAACCATCCGATCCCACTGCGTGGGGCATGGATGGGGCAAACTCACTCAATTTCTGGTTGAGGATGAGTACCTGGTCCTGGTTATTTTCAGCCATCCAGGAGCCGTACACCCGGTAAACCATTTGCGCGTCGGTGTGGCCCATTTGCTTCGCGATGAAGTTCGGGTTAGCACCGGCAGCCAACGACCAGCATGCATACGTGTGTCTGGACTGGTATGCTCTGCGATAGCGAATCCCGGCGCGTCGCATTGCTGCCTCCCACGACTGGTTGATCGACCCCACTGCGTAATGATGCCCTGCACGGCCATTGCGCAATCCTTTTTGTGGGTTAAACACGAATGTGCACGGATGCATTTCTGTGCGACCAAACTCACGCAGTTTCACCTCTACCTGATACTGCTTACCCAGGCGGGTTAATTCGGCCTGGTTCTTCAGCACGTCAATAGCTGGCTGAATAAGGTTGATGATGCGGTTTGTCCCAGCCTCGGTTTTCGGAAGGGTAAACTCCTTCGTCAACGTGTGGTTTCGGCGGATCATCATCGTTCCTGCTTTCAGGTCGATATCTTCCCAGGCCAGCGACACCAGTTCACCGTGGCGCACGCCGGTGTACACTGCCAGCGACCACATGTTTTTCAACTGCTGGGTGGCGCAAGCGTTAATCAGCCTGACAAACTCATCGCGGGTTAGCGGATCAGGCTCGCAACGCGAACGTTTGAGAAGGGCGATCCCGGTGAACGGGCTTACCTTCACATAACCACTTTCAGCAGCGAACTTGAACATGCCAGCCATGGTCTTCATGTAGTTGTTGACCGTTCTGACTGTCCTTCCCTTTACAGGCGTACGATGCCCCGCCTTCAACGTCTGATAACCGGTCAGCAATTCCTTCCTGATAAACAGCAGGTCTTCCTGCGTCACCGCAGAAACCAGCCTGTCCCCGCCAATCCGTGGCACCATATTGCGCGTTATAGATGTATAACGAGACATCGCGTTGGTGCTGATCTCCATGCGTTTCAATTCCAGCCACTTATTCGCCAGCTCCAGCACTGTGATTTCCTTGCTCTCCACCCCAAACTTTCTGAGGTTCGGTGAGTCCGGGAACTGGGCCGCGTAATTAAAGTTGCCGGTCTTTATCGAAAAGCACACCGACGCACGCAGCTCGCCAGCGACTTTCCTGTTTTTTGGTGTATCCGGCACGCCGAGGCTTTCCCGCACCCGGCTGCCTCTATAGATGAACCATATGCGGAGAGTTCCGCCGTGGTTCTCCACGCCTGTTGGGTATGCTGACTTAGCCATTATTCCCTCCTGACGTCCAAGAGCCCGATAAGCATAAACGGATCCTCATTGGCGCGCACCTGGCTGTTTCTTTTTGAGGCTCTCAACCCACTGGTCGATCGCTTTGTGGTTATACAAGCACTCGCTGTTTTCCTTTGGGATGCTGTCAGGCGACATGTGGACGTACTCCCTGCCACAGAGCCAGCTTTTTTTACGGGCCCGCGCTATCGTTCCCGGGCGGAGCCCTGTCATCTTCACAAGCAGGTCTTCTGTCACCCACTCACTGGGCACGATTTGAATAATTTCGCTCATGATCGCTCCTATGACATCGTTTTATAAAACTGCGGACCGTCTGGCGTGGCCGCGCGTAATTCGTTTTCCGGATGCACTGAATAATTTCTGTCGTCCCACCGCACCCAGAACTGTGGATGGTCGCCGTCCGGGTCCTGCAGGCTATCTACCACGCCATGAATGCCACCGGTCTTCTTCTGGACTAACGCGCCCACATTAAAAGCAGCCATTGCACACCTTCCGGTTCGTGAAGAAATGAGATGAGAGCGCCCAGCGCCATAAGAGCGGCAATGAGCCAGGTCATGGGGTTTGATTGCATGGTGAACTCCCAAAAAGAAGCCCGGCGCGGGGCCGGGCAAAAGGGATGACGTTGCAGTGCTTTCGCACCCAATAGCCTGCTCATAACTGGCTATCAGTTGCGTGAGTTAGATCTGCGATCGGGAATTACGCTTCACCGAGAAGTTTCCGGTCAGCGCGCTGCTGATTGGGCCGCCATTGTTCAGGTCTGCAACGATGATATCGACGGTCAGCCCTTCGCTTGTCATTTCGTTATCAACCGGCTCATTGTCCTCAAGCGCATCACGGAAAGACGCGGCGACAATCTTCCCACCCATAAACGACATGCCAGCGCTAACCGGTGGCTCTTTACCGTCCTCATACTCAAATACGAACGTCATCTTTCCCATAATTTATCCTCATGCCGCACGCTGGGCGCGCAGCGTAAAATTACTTGCGCCAGGCGAAGCTAATCGGCTCAGGCGTAATCCACAGGTGGCGCATGTTCGCCACGTTCACCACATCAGAATCCCGCGGGTAAATCTCCACGGCATCTCGATCCCCATATCCAACGGCTGACTTTATCTCCTGCAACGCATCCCAGCTGATGCCGTCCTTCCACCTACCTGAACTGCCGATGCTGGTGGTATTCACCGTCAGGCGGATGACGCCGTCTTCTTCCTGAAACTCCTGAACAAGAAAGTAAGAGTTAGCCCAAACGTTGCTCCGCTTGGGGTCGTGGCATCGTGCCGGCCACTGCGATTCCGGTACCGGCTTGAGTATTCCTATCACGTCTCATGCTCCTTAATTTTTCGATGTGCTCTGCTGTTTCGATTTCTTCAGTGATCCGCTCGGCCTGTACTTTGGTCAGCGGCTCGAATTCATGTTGAAAGCGGCCCATGCTGGCGATGCAGGTGCGGCCGTTGCGGATGTAGTGAATTACTTCGTGGGTAGCGCGGAGGATTTTGCAGGGCGCGCCGTGGGGATCGGCGTACCAGGTATTAGGCTGGATTATCCTGAACATTGGGCACCACATTAAATTCGATTACCCAGACCCAGGGGTTGGATTCGAAACTACCAGCGCCATTGGTCTTATCCCACCACGCTTTAAAGCCGTGCATTTCTGGACACAGCCCTACCGGAACGCCAGCGATCGCATAATGCTCGGCATGGTTGAAGGCGCGACCCGCTACGGTTTCGCAGTGTTCGAGCATGTCACCAAGGTCATTCAGCATGGCGGATTCATCGGCATCCTGAAGTCTCTCTACGCGGATTCCGGTTATCTCCAGGCTGATTCGGCTGGCGTCGCGAGGCATGACTGCGCCAGATTGTGGGCGCGTCCAGTCTCCCCACTGCGGATCACCATCTGCCCAATACCAGAAATCTGGTACTTCATGAGGCACTGCGGGATCGAAGAAGTTAAATGAGTCGAGCCGTGAAAATGACTCTCTGACGTAAATAACATCGCCTACTGCACCGAATGGACATGGATGCCAGTAATCGCACACGTGCTCCGCATCTTCGCTCCATGGCCACATGTTTCCGTCGTCGCGCTCTGCAATTTCAGTGGCCCGAGTCTGACGCCATTTGATAGGGCGCCGAACCTGCGTCATGCTGCCATCAAGCAAGGCGCGCACCTGATACTCATTAAAAATCATTCCGCGCTCTTTCACTGGATCCCCCTCTGCTTATTCCTCAACTCGATAACACCCTGGCAATCCGCGCACGTCTTGCAGCCGGGAACGGCAGCGCGCCGCGGAGCCGGGATATCCTCGCCGCATTCAGCGCAACGCTCAGCTGATACGGCATTACGGTCGATGCGGTGAGCGGAAAGGGCAGCGTTACGCTGAAGCTCTTCTATCTCTGCTGCTGTATCGATGATGTCCATGGTCAATGCTCCCGGAACTGTCGGTTAATTCTGTTGAATGTGAATGCCAGCAATAAAAAAGGCCGCTTTAGCGACCTGGCGATTATTGATGTCATGGCTGAATCCACCCCTTGCCTTTGACGTGCTGGATGACACCAAGCTTCCTGAGCGACTGGAGCCGGCGGTCAAGGATGCGGAAGACGTCCATCGGGTGCTTTCCTTCTGCTTCAGCAATGACGAGGCACCCCTGCCTGACGGAGGGGCTGAATAGCTCCGAAAAAGAGGTTGGCTGAGAACCGATAGCGCTTAACACCTCGCTATCCAGTTTCGCGTATTTGGTCATGCTGCACCGCCTTCAGGAAAATCACCGAAGTCAGTAAGGTCAGTTTCGCGATCGAACTTAAACTCGCCTATATCGACAACCTCAACTTCGTGTTCGTAAATATCCCCTCCGCCACTTTCAAGAATCTCCATGGCTTCTTCCAGGCTTTCAGCATCCACTCTGAAGGTCTGCGAACCTTCTGCTCGCTTGACCTCAGTGGTAAAAAGAAATCTTTTCACGATTCAACTCCGAAGCGGCGATTAAGCCGCCATGTGTATACGACGAACTCCAGGAGGCTAACTCCCAGAGCTTCAATTTTCTTGTGATGCTTGTTGATGATGGGAGGAACCGTTTCGTTCCAGTTTGGCTTTGGCTTCTTGCGCATGGCCTGCTGGATTTCCTCGGTGCAGCGGCGGCAGGCGGCGCGGATGGCGTTTTCATTTGCTGGTGTCATAACCCCTCCATGTAAGCCCGGACGAATTCAGCAGCAGCCTGTGCGTTTATGGCGTTACCGTAGCCCTTAAGTCGGCCTGTGCGGTTGCGTCCAGCCATTGCTCGTAATGAGGACTTGCCGTGTCCCAGGCTTTTGGCAAACCTTGCAACCAGCGGGAATGTGCCGGGTTCAACTGGACGCCATTGCCCATCTCGACAAAAACCCAGTCCGCATCTCGCCAAAAACCGTTAACCTCAAGGGGCCTGCTGTGTAAGCCTGGCGCGGTAACTGATCCAGCCGCTCTCTCCCTTCCCGCTGCGCTGTCATCCCTGATGTGTCTTTCCAGTCGCGAGTTGTCGGCGTAACCCATCCCGTCAGTAACGCTGTGCTCGGCAGCTTCAAGCACACTTTTGGTGACCCATCTTGATTCTTCCCGCTGTAGCAATGAGTCGACCCGGTTGAGTCGTTCGCCACCGGTGTTTGCCAGCCTGTCAGTCGAGCTGCTCCGGAGACGTGCTGTAATCCCCGTTTCGTTTCCGGCTGCGGATTCGTATTCGCTACAGGCGTGGGCCACCCAATAAGCCCGCTCTCTGATGTGCGGCGCACCGACGCCCGCTGCCGCAAACGGCACAAGCCCGAAGGCGTATTCCATTCCTTCCAGGTCAGCTTGTACAAGGTCGAACCATGCGTTTGCATTACCTGCTGCAACCTGTTCGCCAAAGACATGCTGAGGTCTGCGCTCGCTGATGAGGTGGAAGAAGTGGGGCCATAAGTGCCGCTCGTCAACAAACCCATCTCCTTTGCCTGCCGCGCTGAAAGGCTGGCACGGGCAGGAGCCTGTCCAGACTGGTTTATCGTCAGGCCATCCGGCGAGCCGCAGGGAATGAGACCAGACGCCAATTCCGGCGAAGAAGTGGCACTGCGTGAATCCTCGCAGATCGTCAGGTGTGACATCTTCAATACTCCTTTCATCAACTTCGCCTGGGGCGATATGGCCGCCTGCGATTAAGTTCCGAAGCCACTGGGCAGCGAACGGGTCGATTTCGTTGTAATAAGCTGCTGGCGTCATGCGGCCTCCGTCTTAACAACATCGATGGCGCAGCCGGGCAGCAGTTCCACCGCGGCGGTGTCGCACTGATTTCCCCAGTGGTGCCAGCCCGGCGCCGCGCAGCGGCTAAATAACTCAATGCGCGGCACATCACCGTAAAGCAGCTCCAGCCGGTGGCGCACTTCCCACGGCTTTTCACTATGCGCGCCGAGCGGGCTGTAGACCACCTGCTTAATCCCGGCGTGCTTACGTTCAAGTCCGGCGCCACGGGTGGCAATCAGCAGATCTTCGGTGTTGGCCCGGGTGTGGTTGCCTCCGTTCATACGCGTCTCGGTGTTAAGCAAATCGAGGAAGTCGTAAAAGTCGGTGATTTCACCCTCTGCCAGCGCCTTGTTGATTCGCAGCTCGGCGTTCTGATTCAGCTTCACCCAGGTAAAGCCCTTCATCGTGCGAACGGTAAAGCCCCAGGCCTCGGCAAGTTCGATAGCCTCCTGGTTATGCGTGCCGGTGTACCACATCGCCAGCACCGCGTTTTCGGCGGCAAGTTCCCAAACCGGCAGGCGCTTAATGTCGATTAGCTTCATGGTTGAGTAGTGATCGGCAGCGGCTCCGTTGCTGATGGTGTTCCCGTAAGACCAGGGCGGATCTGCATAGATAAGAGAGTATTTTCCGGTCATGCATCCTCCTGCTCCGGATCGTTAACATCCCAGCCATTACGCTCAATATTGGTTTGCAGCCGCTTATCTCCGACCTCTTCAGTGCTGCGGCCGGTAATATCCGCGACTTCAGCGTTTGAGTGCCGCCACAGCAGCGCAAGCTCTTCGAGTGACCACGCTTTCATAGCACTGACTCCATTTCGTCGATGTAGAGGCCCTGAGCAATCAGTCGGCGACGGCGGGCGGCACGCGCTATGCACTCCTGCCGTCTACCTTCCTGCGATTGCTCAATGGCGCGCCGGGTGAACAGCCGAGATTTACCCTGCGGCGTTACAACCTTCGGCTTCGTTACGAGGTCGAAGGTGCGGTCACAGATGCCGTCCTCGTTGAGCCATTTTTTCGACTCAACGATCTGCGCTATCTGTCCGGAGCCGCGGGTGATGCCGTTGGCGACCCGGTTAAACTCGATCAGGGTTACGCCAAACTTCTCAGCGATTTCGCTGCCGGTCACCGGGCGACCGCGTGTCTGAATCATCCAGATAACGCGCTCACGGAGGCCGGAGAATTGCCCGGTGCGCCCGGGCCTGCGGTAGAAGGGTGTGCGTTTCATTTCCACTGCTCCCCGAACGCGAAGCCGATCTCCGCCAGCGCCTCGTCCATCTTCTCAATGAACTCCGGCACCATTTCGTTGAAATCGGTCATGTACTGCGGATCCCGCTCAACGACGACATGGTGGATGCCTTCGCGCTTCATCCGCGGGTCGTAGTTAGCAAAGAACCAGGCGTCTTTCCCGGTCACCCACATGCTGTACTGCACCTGGGCCATGTACGCAGACTTGATGGCTTCGAAACCGCCGAGACGGAATTTCATAAAGTCGCGGGAGGTGAACGGGCATTTAAGCTCAAGGCCAAACCCGTTACTGCACAGGCCGTCAGGGGAGCACGCAGTGCGCATGCTCTCGTCACGGAACAGGATCGGAGACTCCGTGACTTTCACGTCAGTAGTGAACTCGAAGAGGGTGCGTGCATCTTCCTCGTACTGCTTGCCCCAGGCCAGCGCCTTGGCGTTAACCTCTGGCGCCACGCCGGTGCATACCTCGGCGAGCAAGGTGTGGAAGTAGGACATCTTCATGTCCGTCCATTTGGTGCCGGAGCGCGGCTTGGAAATGACGTTGTGAGCGTCAGAGGCAGTAATAACTCCGAGTCTCGCCCTTGCCCATGTCTCGCTGCCTTGCTCAATTTGTGCAATTGGCCCAAATATTTGCTCAAATTTAATGAGCCACGTGTTATCCATATTTCCTCTCCTTACGGCAGTTGGCTCTTGGCGGGATATTAATGCCTCTATTGTTGTAGCCGTGACACCACTTGTGGATGGTTGCTGATTTCACGCCAAAATGATTCGCCGCGGCTCCGGCGCTTTCAAAACGCAACCCATCAACAAACCAGTAAAACGATGTGCTTCTGTTTTCCGCCTGCTTGGTAACCGTTGCCCATCTGCAATTTTCTTTTGAATACGGGCCTTCATTGTTCTTCCGATCTAGCTGATGCTTAGGCGTAGGAGGTGGCCCCATATCTTCAAGAAATAGCTCGAACGTCAGCCATCTTTCGCAGATACCGCGCTGACTGTATTTTTCGAAGTCTTTGTTTTTTGGGTTCGTGCAGCGATTTTTCATCCCGCTCCAAATCCTGTAAACGCGGGTATTGCGCTGGCCGTGAGTGGAGTTTTTTCCTGTCATGCATCCGCAGCTGCTTATTGAGTTGTTTTTAAGCTGATTTGCGGCCCTATGGCAGGAATTACCGCACACACAAAGGCATAGATACATCCTTCTACCTCTCAGCATGTGCGAGTATTCTTTGACGGTTAAGTGCCCGTATTTTTCACCGGGCATAAGTGGATTGGCGTTCATGCTGCCGCCTTCTTCTTGAGGAAGCCGAGGGCCTTAACTGCCTCGGCTTGCGTGAGTTCGGATGAATCGCGAATATCACGACGGAAAATTTGCGAACAGACTGGGAGCAGGTTTTCTTCCCATGTCTTATCCATTGCGATAAGGACGTCGTTAATCTCCTTGATAATTTCGTCCCCTGCTGGGGTTACATCGCGTTCTGGCTGGCGTTCTGCTGAGAAGTTGATACCTTCCTCACTCTCGGTATTAACATGGTCGATGGCGGCATCCAGGCGCTCACGTCGAGGCCAGTATTTTGCTGCCTGCTTCACGACCGTCTTGAGGATCATCTGCTCTTCATCGGTGACCCATGGACACTTCTTGCTGTTGTCAGATTTGTACTTCTTCCATGCTTCAGACCGGTCACGGATGGAGTAGATGGCATCGATGCGCATCGTATGGGTGAGGTAATCACCATCGTCAGTTTTTACCGTTACATACGCGCCTACGATGTCCCCGCGCTGCTCTTCGGTATCAAAGTCGTTGTAGATATGGATCGGAGGTTTATCGAGCCCCTCACGCCGGAACTGGTCGTTTCTGCGAACAATTGCCGACTGGCACCACTTAATGGCGCCAGACTGCTGCGCAATATGCATCAGCCCCATGTAACTGATGTCGAGGCAAATAGCCCCTTTACGCGGAACCAGGTATGCCAGCTTCTGAGCCGGGTTTAGCGAAATGCCGATAGCCGCAACGTTGATGATCGCGTTCTGCGTGCTGGTCTGGTTCTGGAATGCAACTTTCGCGAGGTAGTCATTGTTCTGAAATAGCTGGATGGCGAACTGGCTTTCCTTAGCCCACACCATCCGCTCGTCTGTGGCCGCCTTAATGAAAAGCGGCTCCTGTTGTTTGACGAAATCAACAAGGGTCAAGCTCATAAACCCTCCTTAAAACGGGCAGCCGGTACGGTGTTCCCAGTCGTATTCCGCCTGGGCGTAAGCAACTGCCGAAATGAAATCGTTGTAGGCATCGCCAGCTTTATCGCTGCGAAGTCCTTCGTATGGACTGGCGTCAATCGGTACGGAGAAGTGGAAGAGGCCGGACGGCTCTTTTGGCATCATGTCGATGATTTTCTGCGCCCGGTCGTCGATCCACTTCTCTTTCTCGTCGGTGAGCTGCTGTTCAGCCCAGCGCCGATCTTCGATGCGGTCATAAGTGAGGTATGCGTTCATGGTTGCCTCAGTAATGAATTTTCGCGCAGGGGATCAGGTCATCTTTCAGAGCGGTGAGCACTTCGATAGCCTGTTCGCGAGTTAAGCTGGTGTGGCTGGTGAGCGCGTTAACGATGTTTGTTCCGACCGTCTTGCGGTGTTTCACGTCAGCTTCACGATTTGCCTGTTCGTCAGCGATGCGCTTCTCTTCGGCCAGGCGATTTTTTTCTTTTGCTTCAGCCTCGCGAAGAATGCGGTCATTTTCTTCTTGCTGCTTTTGAATCGTCGCAGCGTTAATCAGGAGTTGTTTGATCTGTGCAATGGCTTGTTGCTTGGCATTTTCAGCCGCCCCCATCAATGAGCCAAAGCGATCATCAATAAGCCACGCCTCAGTTTCAGCCAGCGTTTCTTTGATGCACTGGATTGTCCCGCCCTGGCGAACGCCTAACCGCCCCGACTGCGCGATGATCACCTGCTGCTGAATACCGCTGATCTCACTAAGTGCATCCTGGTGCTGCTGGCGTTCACGGTTGGCTTTTTCTTCAGCATCACGAGTGGCTTTTTCAGCTGCTTCTCGTTGGAGCTTCTCATCACGTTCACGCTGAGCCTGTTCCGCCAGGCGGCGCTGTTCTTCGCGGTCACGGTCAAACTTGTCATTCATCAGCAGAGCCATTTCGTGGTCTGCTTCGATCTGCGCGGCACGCTGGCGATCGAACTCTTCGTTCATCTCCAGCGCTTCGGCGTGCAGCGCGTTCATGGCTTCTTCAGCCTTAATGCGTTCCTGCTCGGCTTCCCATTCGGTAAGTGGGCGCCGTACTTCATCCTTCAGCGCGTCCAGCCTCTCACGCACAATGCGGCGGCTTTCGTCGATCTGCTTCGGCAGGGCTTTAAGCTCGGCAACCAGATCTTTACCGGCGTTGTCGATATATGTTTTGGAACGGGCAACCTTGTGCGCCATGGATGCTATAGCGTCACGGCCTTTGCGGGTCGACACATCCGGCACCAGGCTGCGAGCTTCTTTCTCGATCGCCTCAATAATCGGGTCGAGCTGCTCTTTGGTGGTGAATACCGCCATTGCGTTCTGCTTCTCAATGACGACTAAGTCCGTTACTTCGCTCATGGTTTCTCCTGAAATTTGGATGTGCAGATCCCGCCCGCAGAAAGCCAGGCCGATCGGTTGAATAGGGTGGTTAGTGCTGCGCGATGGACTTCGCCGGGAACTCGCCGTTGCGGAGGATGCTTTCTACCGGCCAGCACTCAGCTGACACTTTCTGCTCTGTAGCTGCCTGGCTGCATTCCTGCTGGCTGTCGTATACGCCGAGAATGACATCCTGGTAATCACCGTTGGTCATTGCCACGGTCAGGACGAGCGCGAATAAAGTTTCCATCAGTGAAGAGTCCTCCCGATGGCGACGGCGTAAAGACGCTTTGCTTCTTCCCACGCCGGAGCATTGCGATGGAGCACCGCGAACGAAGCGAGTCGTTGGGCCTCTCTAATCTGCTGCTGGTTTACCATGATTTCCTCTTGGCCTTATCGCGGCGAACGGAACGGTTAATACAAGACTTCTGCGCTTGTGCGAAGATACAAAAATAGTGGCAGTGGATGGCCGCCGGTTGTCATAACTAAGCCGCCTCGGTGAAGCGACTGAGGTATGAAAAAAGCCGCTGGTTAGGCGGCTTATTTTTGTTTGGACTTGTGCTTTCCAGCCCACTGCTTAGCGATATAAAGGCAGTCGTCGAATATCCTCCCCTTACGGCTTGCCTGAGAGCAGCGACGGTAATGATCCACCGCCATGTCCGCGCCGGTCATCGCCGCGTTTTCGTCGTAACCCAGCCTTATCAGCTCGGACGTGATATTTTTGTGAATGAACTCCTGCGGGCTCATACAGGGAGCCCTTCTGAAAATTCACCAAGATCTGGGATGCTGAACTGCGTTAACTGAAGCGCGAGGAGAGTCGCTTCCTTTACGCGTTTTTTGTCTTTCTTACGCTGGGCGAGCAAGCCGCTGCCTTTTTGTCCGCGATGTTTGAAAGACAACTCGTCGAATGACGCGATCTGATCGTGAATCTGCTGTCCGGTCAGTTTGGCAAGGCCTGAGACATTTAACGGGGCAATCTGAATGCCAGATTCTTTTTCTACCAGGTCGAGCATCCAGATACGCAGGTCTTTGGCGACCTTGGTACGGGAGACCATGCCGATAAGGTGCGCACCTCTGGGAGAGAAAATACGCATCTCAACTTCACGTAAGCTATTGTTTATTCCATCCTTCCTCACTTTGGTCACGGTAGTCATACTATCCGTGAACTCATCTTTGTGGCGGTTGTAGATGTTGGAAACCTTATTGGCGTTTGCATAACCAAGAAGGTCGGCCAACGCGTCTGTCGTGAACCAGATTTTCCCGTCACCGTTATCAAATGGCACGACAGTGCGATCCTGAAACGTTAACTCGCTTCCCATATTCACCTCTCTTTGTTTACCGTCAGCCCCTCGCAAAGAGCTGCTGGTAAAGCTTCCCCGATGTTCGGGAACTGAGCAGCAAACCATTCCGGTGCGGAGTCCTCTTCGTGTGTTATACCCGCCACGCGTTACACACCTGCCTCAATCCCATTGGGCGCCATTTCAATTTGCCAGGAGCGCTCCGGGTGATTTGCTGCTTGACTGAATTCTTAATGAGCAGGCGACTTGCTGTCCGCCGCTGGCTAACTTCGCTCAGCTGTCGATGTTTAGTTTCGATGGATTGATAATAGCGATGAGTATTGTTTGTAGCAATACGTATCGATATTAAATAATAGCAATTGCTATTAATGTGTTGATAGCTAAAGGAATTTAATTTTGTAAAAGTTGCATGTTATGCTCATAAAAATCATTGAGAGGGCGGTCTTCATGGAACTGGATGATGAGAGAATTAATATGATGGCTCACGCTGCTGGTCGTGCGGTGATGGAGTTATGCCTGGCAGATATACCTGTGACTCAGCAAGCTATAATCGACAAACTTGAGCAGTACCGAAAGGAAACCGGCAACGTGATCGGTAAAGGGATTAACAGAGATGCAGCGGAAATCGTGCGTAAAGGAAGGAAAGCAATTCAGTGAAGAACCCGGCCAGAAAGCCGGGATGGATAACCAAGTCGTTAATCAGCCCATCCTGATTTCGTATTAATCGCTGATTCGGCCATGGTGTATTTCTGAACCTTGTCATCTTTGAAGAGGATAGTTAGCTCTTTCTTGGTGCCGTTCGTTCCGTTATGGAAAAGGCCATAGAACGGAATGAAGGTGGTGCCGTTTACTTTTACCTTGGCGAAGGAATACTTCCAAATCTCATTGCCGCCATCGGTATAGGACACTGCATCTGGTGAGCCAAATAAGCCCTTCACCTCCGCTTTCGTCGTTTTACCTTCTTGGATTTTGCTCTGGACGCTAGTCTCTGTTTCGTTTTTCAACTGCTGGTTACCAGAGGATGCGCAACCGACAAGAGTAACAGCCAAAGCAGCTGCGATAAGGCACTTTTTCATTCCATTTCCTTTGCTGTGTGAGCTTCTAATGATGAAGCTAAAAATTTCTAACCGTGTTTTCTGTATGTTTGAGGCATACTGCCAATCACTTTACCGAACACCAGTATCCTGTTCATTTCTTCTTTTTCAATCGGATCCCATGGGCGGTAAGTCTGGTTGTCGGAAATAACCAAGAGCTTATCCTTCATCTTCTGCAGGCGCTTAACGTGGGAGGTATCATCGTAGATGAAAGCGTAGATCCCATCACCATCAAAGTGCTGGACGCTGATGTCGACGAACAATAAGTCGCCTGGCTCAATGGTCCCGGACATACTGTCACCGCGAACATTGATGATTCTTATCTGCTCCGCCTTCCTGCCATTGAACATCCGGCGGGCATCTTCGACTGAATATTCCACGGATCGTAGCACCTCTACAAACTCGCTATTGATGGCTCCTGGCCCAGCGCTTACGTAAAAGTCTAGCGCTTCAATGCGGAAAGTGTCAGTAGGTCCCGGCTCGGTTTTCGGCTGAGAAATTGCGGGCATTTGACCATCGTCACGCATCGGGCCAACTCCGGTTGAAAGCCACTCAGAGCGAACGCCAAGCGCATTGGCAATCTCAACGATTTTAGTTGAGCCGCGGGCATTACCACTGGTCAGCCGCCAGATGGTGGGCTGAGCAACGCCAGACGCCTTAGCCAGAGCGCCCTGAGACATGCCAGATAGTTCCATCGCCTGATTCAGGCGTTCTGCAAGAGTTTCTTTTTTCATGAGTTTAAATTTATACGCTTGCGTATTGATGGTCAAAACACGTTTAGCTATTGCCTAAATCAATACGCATTGCTATTATCAATTCACACCAATACTCATAGGAATTGGAATATGACGAACAAAACCATCCAGCGCGCCATTGATATCGCTGGTAGCCAGAAGAAATTAGCCGACCTTTGCGGTGTGGCGCAGCCGACGGTATGGCGCTGGTTGCACGGTGGCGGCATTGATGCCCGCTACGTAATGAAGATTGTCAATGCAACTAACGGCAAGCTCAAACCAGCAGATATCCGTCCAGATCTCGCCCAGCTGCTTGGGGCGAATAACACAGCCGCTTAACGGCGGCCCTAACAACGAAAGGGAAAGCAATGCATTCACTTGCGTATCAACAAGGTAACAAATTTTCGCCAACGGCGATGATTTACCAGAATCGCCGGGAACCTGATTCCAGGGCGTTAAACATCGATGGGATCCGCGCGGCAGTACGCGCCTGGGCAGCTGATTGCCGCAGCCGTGAATTTGTCGCAGCGCTGATTGTAGAAGAGTGGCGGGCATCCGGCGGCACCGGTCTGGATATCCCGACAGACTCGCACCGCCAGATGCAGAAGGTATTCCGCTGGATCGACGGCGACACCGAATACGCCGCCAACAACATACGCCAGCTGACGCCGGCAATCTTGGCCGTTCTGCCGCTGGAGTACCGCAACCGCCTGGCACCGCAGAACGACACGATGTCGCTGATCGCCTCTGCGATGAAAGAGTGTGCCGAGGCTAAACAGGCCGTGCTGCTGGACGCTCCAGAGCATCAGAAGCTGAAAGAGGTAAGCGAGGGTATAGCGTCGCTGTTCCGCCTCATGCCGGAGCAGGTAGGGCCGCTGATGACGATGGTGACGTCGATGCTGGGGGTTATGTGAGAGGCACAAGAAAAGAAAAAGCCCTTGAAGCGGTAACTTCAAAGGCCTTTATCACACTGTGTTACGCCAAGTAACGGGAGTAAGTATGTCAAACACCGCAGAAATTCTCAACTTTCCCGCTGTAGTTTCGGGAATACAGGAGCAACGCGTGGCCGATACAGACGATGGGTACACCCGTCTGGCAAACGAGTTGTATGAGGAGCTTATCGGCGCGAACCTGACCAAAAATCAGGCCAAGGTAGCTCATGCTGTTTGCCGCAAAACCTATGGGTTCAACAAGAAGATGGACCGCATAGCAGACTCACAACTTTCGGAGCTGACCAGATTACCTCGCCAGAAGGTTAACACCGCCAAAAACGAGCTCATTGCGATGAATGTTTTGTTATCCGACGGCATGCTGATCGGGCCCAACAAAAACCTGAGTGAGTGGGTAATTCCGGGCACTAAGCCTGCGCCAAAATGTCACCATGGTAGTTACTGTCACCACAATAGTGACAGTGTCCCTACAGTGGTGACAAAAAGTGTCACCAAAACAGTGACAGCCCTGTCACCAAAATGGGGACACACAAAAGACACTATTACAAAAGACAATAAAGACAATATTAATAAACCCCCTAAATCCCCCAAACCGGCTTCGTTCGATCCGGCTGGTGTTGACCTTCCTGAATGGCTGTCAGTTTCAGTCTGGAAGTCATGGGTCGATTATCGTCGCGACCTGAAGAAACCGATTAAGTCTCAGCAGACGGTAACCCAGGCCATCAACCTGCTTGAGCGTTGCAAGTGCAGCGGATATCAGCCTGAAGAAATTATCAACCAGAGTATTGCTAACGGCTGGCAGGGTTTGTTTGAGCCTAAGGGCGCCAAGCAGCCTTCCCGTGCTCAGTCTCGCGTATCTGAGAACTTCGCTGGCAAAGACTACGGCCAGACTGAAATCCCATCATGGGCGAGGGACTGAGTATGGAACTGCTCGAAAAAATCGACGTTATCGAAAAAATGCTGGAAGTTCTCAGCAGGCCGCCAGAGCAACTCCCTAACTGCGAGACCGTCTGCGAAAAGGTGCTGTGCGAGAAACATGGCGAGTACGAACAGCGTAAACGCGTTCTTACCAGCAGCCTGATCAAGCTTCCGTCACCGCCGACTCGCTGCCCGGGCTGCCTGCGCGATGAGTTGACCTTCCTGTATGCCGAGAAAAAACGCTGGGAAGACCGCACGCGTCAGCAGAACATCGATCGCCTGCTGCGCCAGCTTCAAATCCCCGAGCGCTTTGTGACGTGCACGCTGGAAAACTACCAGCCGGTTGGCAAAGAGTCAGAGCGCGCGCTGCGTGTTTGCCAGGCTTATGCCGCAAAGTGGCCCGAGCGCCTGAAGCAGGGTGGCGGACTGGTGATGTGCGGAAAGCCGGGAACCGGTAAAAACCACCTCGCCCTGGCGATCGCCCGCTACGTCATCGAGAACCACCAGAGCCCGGTAATTTTCACCACAGCGCTGAAGATTGCCCGTGAGTTCAAATCAACGTGGTCGAAAACAGCGACGCGCTGCGAGAACGACGTGATTTCGTACTTCACCACTCCTGACCTGTTGATCATCGATGAGGTGGGCGTCCAGTTCGGCAGCGAAGCCGAGAAGCTGATCATGTTCGAAATCATCAACACCCGGTACGAGCGTATGAAGCCGACCATTCTGATCAGCAACCAGACCAAAGAAGAACTGGCAGCGTTCGTGAGTGAGCGCGTTATTGACCGCATGAGCGATGGCGGCGGGTGCACGCTGTCATTCACCTGGGATTCTTACCGGTCCAAGGGGGCAGCGTGAAAGCATGCAGCGATGACTATGTCGTTATCAACGAATATTCGAAAGGCGATGCAGCTGGATAGAGCGCGTTGATACCGATGAAAAGCGAAAATCACTTTACAAATCGAGTTGGGAAATAGCCGTAATCTCGCTCGCATTCGTTCGTGAATATGAGATCCGGAGGGTAGGAAATGACCATAACAATCCGTGAGCAGGTGCTGGCCGCCCTGCGCAATAACCCAGGCCTGAACAACGCCAAGCTGGCAGGGCTTATCGGCATGGACACCAAAAAGATATCCGGGACGATTAGCACCTTGCTGGCCGATGGGCTTATCAGCTGCGAAGGCAAGTACGGCCAGCGCATGTACAGCCTGACCAGTTACGGCATGCGCTTCGCCCCTGACACGATACCGGGCATGAAGCATGGCAAGTCGAAGTTAATTCAGCGGACGGACACGAACGTGATCTACCAGGAGTGCCGCAACAGCGCGGCTATGAAGCGAGTATTGATGGTTTGGGGGAGGGCAGGTGTATGAGCGTGAAACGTTTTGGTTATGGTTTTGAAATTGATGGAAACACTGGTCCATTTGTTAAATACGAAGACTGCGCCGCACTTGAAGCCAGATGCGCGGCGCTGGCTGCGGAGAATGCGGGGCTGAAGGCTGCGGCTGACTTCGCGACAGCTTCAGATATGTGGGAAGAGTTAGGCGGCAATGTGATGCGCTACCAATATCAGGAGTGGTATGCGGACAGGTTGAAATCTGCAATGAAAACCACGACTACCGACGCTTTCCTGGCTGAAGTGCGAGCTCAGGGCGTGGAAGCGTTCGCTTCAGTACTTGAAGCGCGCGGAAAACATCATGAATACGTTGAGATTGCCAACGCATATGCCGCCCAGCTTCGCAAAGGAGTGCAGTCATGAGCATTCGAGCTAAATATGGATTCGGGCCTGTGACTGTCGAGGTCGACTGGCTGCATAAGTGCCCTAATTGCAATAACAGAACAATTAAAGTCACCGGTTGGTCTACCACTCCAGAAGCTCTATGGGCTGGCGATAAGGCTGAGTGCACAAAATGCGGTCATAAAGGCGAGATTGATGCCGATGGTGACAATGCTTGGGTGGAGTGGGACGAAATTAAGGAGGCCCAATGAGCAACATCGACAAACGAGCCCTGACAGACGAGGCAATCAGCAAGGCCTTTGCAGGTACAAATTTTGGCAGAGATGACTTTAAAAACATACTTGCCGAAACGGTTATTGATGCCGCTGCGGGTTGGCGTTGCGGCTACACAGCAACAACTATCTGTACTCAGCTTGGACTTTTGACACCGAAAGGTTGCGCGTCCTCTCTTGGGTTGAGGTTTATCAGTGAGCACGTTCAGCGCGAAACAAAGCGCCTAAAGGATGAGTTGGAATCCGCAGAGAAGCGGATTGCTGAGCTGGAGGCGTTAGCGCGTGGTGCGAAGCAGTTCTCAGAGTTCCAGATTTGCCATTACGGTGCCACTGAGGACTATGCGAAGGGCTATATCGACTGTCAGAACAATTACAACAAAGTGCTGTTCGCCGCAGCCGGTAAAGGAGGGGCATCATGAAAACTTTAACCATTGAATGGCTCAACAAATGCCGCTGTGGCAACAAATTACACACCGTCAAAACCGCTCGCGGAAACGAAAGTGCCTTGTGGGATGACGATGCCGTTAAGTGCAATTCTTGCGGTCGTAGCGGTGTCATTCAAGTTTATGAGGGGCAGGCGCGGGTTTTATGGGAAACCAATGAAGAGATGGCTGATGGAAAGCCCATGAGCACAATTACCAGAGAGCAGTTACGCGAACGTGCGCGCGAAAAGGTCAAGGGTTTGGAGTATGCGTTGAAACATCCCGGCGCTTTCGCGGAAACACTTACCGAGCTTGAAGAAGAACTGGAGCTGGCGCGTATCGCGCTGGCATCGCTCGAAGCGGAAATTCATAGTTACACATTTGAAGATGACCCTCGCCCGTTATACACAGCTCCGCCAGCACCTATAGAAGCGGAGCCTGTGGCATATGCAGACCCACAGGCATTCCGAAACTTTCATGAGGGCAATGCAAGACGTGAATGGATGTGGAAAAACCCTGGTGAGGACCTGATTCCGTTGTTCACCGCCCCGCCAGCGCCTGAACCTGTTAACGCCGAACCAGTAGCCTGGCTGTGGTCACACAGAAAACACCCGAGCGAAGTTACGCTTGTACGTCCTGAAGATGATGAGAAAGCAGAGGCGGCTCTGTGGTCTGGATGGAGTTGTCAGGCTCTGTATGCCGCCCCGTCAGTGCCGGCATCTGTGCCTGGTGCCGCTACAGCAATCCGCGCATGCATGGAAGAATTTCCCGAATCGGTGCACGACATCGTTGAAGAATGCGCAGCTATCGCAGAAAACGCCTGCAGCGCCGCCATGCTTCATGGTGCCGAACCTGTAACGACAAAGGCTGATGGCGGACGCTCTGAAAAAGATGAACCGCCAGAGCGCGGCTGGGTAGTCACTCATAGTGGTATGGACTACTTCTATCGCGAGCAGAAGGATGCTGCAACTCACATGAACGCCGCGATTGAATCAGGCCGAAGGGTTTCACTTCGATCATTAATTCCGGAACCTGTAACGACGGCTTACAAGTTGCCATTCGAGCAGTGGCTTTCGCAACAGACAGGCACCATTGACGTCGAATGTGGATGCGTGATGACGGAGGTGTTTTTCCACTGGTTGCGCGTTGCTTATGAGGCTGGCAACTCTCCGGTGATTCCGGATGGTTGGGTTGCTTGCAGTGAGCGGATGCCTGAAGAGGGGCAGGAAGTCATCGTTATGGATACAAAGAGGGGTAAAGTTCAGTCCGGGATGATTTATCAAGGAGGTCGCTTTATAGATTTCAATGAAGAGTATTTCGAGGTGAAGAATCCACCGTACTGGATGCCACTGCCAGCAGCACCGCAGCAGGAGGCTAAGCCGTTATGAATGACATTCAGCGCTACAGGATGGGGTATTTTGGATGGCTAAAAAACGCGTTCGTAATGGCCTTGTCAGCCATTAGTGATATGTGCGCCATTGTGTTTTCTTTCGAGATGGCCTGCGCCCTGCTTTGGTTGGTGATAATTATCACATTCCCTGTATCAATGCCCATCCTGGCGCTTGTTCAGATGATCATCACCCGCAGAAAATTGCGGAAACGTTATGGTCACGATGAGTTGATGAGGGATTAATGATGCCTAACCCATTCGACGCATAACAAACAGGCCTCTTCGGAGGCCTTTCTCTTCAGTTGATTTTGTTGAATCAACCGTCCATACTTTCTTTGCTGATGGACTGAACACCCATTGGTGACTTCTGCGCATTTAAGGGGACTTAAATGCGACCACAATCTGAACTCCTCACCTTGTCACAGATGCAGAAATGCACCTGCGATTTTCTGCATTCTGCGTTACCTCTCGGAGGTGGCGCATGAAGCAGCACTACTGCATCGTTAACGACACCGTTAAAGACAACCTCATAGCATTCATCCGCGCCATACCGGTAAACCCGCGCGCGCCGATGGTAGTCGAGGCCCGGGAAGAGACCCGCACCGACAAGCAAAACCGCCTGATGTGGCCACTGTTAAAAGACCTCTCAGTTCAGGTTATCTGGCACGGCGAAAATCTTGAGCCGAAGGAATGGAAAGACCTCATCACTGTTCTTGTCAGCCAAATGCAGAACCCGGAAAGCGAGCAGAAGTCAGCGCCGGGCATCAACGGCGGCCGGGTTTATTTCGGTGTCAGCACATCCAAATCCAGCAAACGCTACATGGTCGACGTCATCGAGGCGATTTACTGGTTCGGTACCGACCGCGGCGTGAAGTTCTCCGAAGCATCCAGTAAGCGCATCGCCTGGGCGCAAGAGTGGAGGGCTTCCCGTGGGTAGTCCTCTCGAACGCGTCATCACAAATGAAATCTACCGCGTTCCGGCGCGCCGCCAGCGCAAGCCCGTGGTTAAGCCGTCCGAAATCCCGAAACTGAAGGACTATACCGCCCGTCTGGTGGATCAGAAATGGCTGCGTCTCGCGGCGAGGAGGAAGTCATCGTGAGCAATATCATTCAGCAACTTCAAGATTATGACCTCTACCATCTTCAGTCGCTGAGAAATCACATCAACGAACTTATCTCCCAGAAAAAGCAGGAAGAGAAGCGAGTTGTTTGGCGGGTGATGGATGCATTTATGGCCGTAGATAACTTCAGAGAAGAAGATTATCTGAAGGCTGTAGAGTGCCTGGCTGCAGCGGCGGAAAAAATACATGCCGATGAGCACTCAACCAATAAGGAGCGCGAGTTGCGGATCGTTGCTGAGCGTGTGCCCGCATCTGAATATGAGGGCTGGTTCAATGGCTAAGTTACCGCGTCGCAAGTGCGCCCATAAAGCTTGTCGCCAGTGGTTCCACCCGGTACGCGACGGGCAGGTAGTTTGCAGCTTCGAATGCGCCAGCGCGATCGGCAAAGAACAGACCGCAAAAGCCCGCGAAGCAGCTAAACAGAAGGAAGCGCAGCGCCAGCGCACCGAAGAGAAGGCAGGCCGCCAGCGCCGTAAAGCGCGATTGGCAGAACTCAGACCTAACGGTTACTACAAAGCCCAGGCTCAGCAGGCTTTCAACGCCTTCATCCGTGCGCGCGATGCCGATTTGCCATGCATCAGCTGCGGTGAGACTAATCCACCAGATCTGCATGGCGGCCAGTGGGACTGCGGACACTTCAAAACGGTCGGCGCTAATCCTGAACTGCGCTTTGAAGAGCGCAACGCCCATAAGCAGTGCAAATCGTGTAATGCCGGAGCGGGTAAATACACCGCCAAGGAGGCCACTGTCGCGCAGCACTACGAAGCTGGCCTGGTTGCTCGTTACGGTCAGGAATACGTCGACTGGCTCAACGGTCCCCATGAAATGACCAACTACCGCCGGGAAGACTTCGTCCGGATCCGGGATGAGTACCGCGCCAAGCTCAAGGCACTGAAACAGCAGGAGGCAGCATGAAGCCAGAAACGATCGAGATACTCCGAGCGCGCTGGCAGCGCCTCCGGATTTACCGCCGCCCGGGTTCCGTGCTGGTCGATTACCGCATTCTCCGTAACTTCGTTCGCATCTATCACCCTGCAGGAGCCGCACAATGAACAGTCAGCAACTGGAATACGTACGTCAGCAGCTTATTGTGGCGACCGCAGATTTGAGCGGGGCGACGAAAGGGCAACTGGTAGCTTTCGCCGAGAACGCGCAATTCACCGCGACGGCGCGCAGCCGGGGACGTAAGAAAATCACCGACCCGGTCACCGGCCGCAAAGTTAACCCTGACGGCCCGCCGATGAGCGGCAGCCAGTCCCGCGCTAAGGGATCATCCATCGCGCTGGTGGGCCCGGTTGAGTTCGTGACCGCATCGTGGCGCCGCGCTGTCCTGTCACTGGAAGACCACCAGAAAGCATGGCTTCTGTGGAACTACAGCGAGAACGTTAGCTTTGAGCACCAGGTGGCGATCACCCAGTGGGCGTGGGCAGAGTTCCGGGAACAGCTCGGCGCGAAGAAGGTGGCCGACAAGACGATGGAGCGTCTGAAGAAACTGATATGGCTGGCGGCGCAGGACGTGAAAGCAGAGCTGGCGGGGCGTGAGACGTACGAATATCAGGCATTGGCGGAGCTGGCAGGCATAGCGAAATCCACCTGGACGGAAACGTATTTGCCTCACTGGCTGGCAATGCGTAACAGCTTTAAGCGGCTCGATAGCGGCGCGCTTATCTCAGTAACTCGATCACGTTCACAACAAAAGGCGACAAATTCGCACGCAACTCTTGCAAAACCGAACTGAAAAGCATATATTTCATGTAAATCTGATATCGTCGCCATATCTTTGATTGTCGACACAAAGAATTCAAGCCCGAGGTTAACGCCTTGGGCTTTTTCGTATCTGGAACTCTGGCGTAGATGGTTCGCGCGGATGCCTGAAGAGCATTAGGAGATGGTTCGATTCCATCGGGTTCCACCAAATTAGCCGGTCTAGTTCAGTGGCAGAGCGGCAGCCTTGTAAGCTGCGCGTCAGAGGTTCGATTCCTTTGCCCGGCACCATATACCGCTGTGATGATTCTGCCGGTGCAATTCCGGCGGCGTCTGCTCCACGAAACGGAGCGTACAACAGGTAAGGGTGCTCTCCCTTATGGGGCTTGGCTTAAATGCACCGAGCGCCCTTTCCGTTGTGGTGTAACTCAATTCCCGCTTGCGGGTTAAATGGGTAGAGTAATGCATCAACTGGCATAGCCAGCAGGGCAGGCATGATGCTAATGCTGAACCTGAGTATCGGTTCGAGTCCGATCGCCACACACTAAACCCAGCCAGGGTATTTACGGCCAGAGAGCCGACATTGCCTTACCCTCATCTTCCCGGCTTGTCGCCGGGTTTTTTATTCAGGCCGCAGACAATCAATTCCAGATGCCCCGTAGCTATCGTGTCTGACGGCCTTTTTCAAACTACCACACAGCACCCCGGAACCGGAGGTGTGGAATGCAACGTATGAACCCAACAAATGGACACGATCTGCCGTACTGGTGGTCGGCGGCCTTGGGTCTGTTCTCTTTGCTTAGCCTGCAGGATTACGTGTTTATTATCGGCGCGCTGGTATCGGCGTTCTTCACGATAAAAACCTATTACGCAAAACGGAAAGAAGAGCGTGAGCGTATGGCTGAGGAAAGGAAACGAACCCAGCTGCTGGAAAACTACTTATCTGATGTAGGTAAAAAACCTCACTCCGATCGTCCGGCTGCCGCCGAGGTGGTTACGGAGGCAATGCGGAGAATTTCCGGTGGCACAGTTGAAACTGAGTAAGAAAAGCGGCGCGGCGGGCATTGTCTGTTCTGTAGGAACGATCATCGCCATTGTGATGAATGCGGGCCATGTCAGGACTAACGAACGCGGGCTGGAGTTAATCGGTAACGCTGAGTCTTGCCGGCGTGATCCGTATGTGTGCCCGGCAGGTGTGCTGACTGACGGCATGGGGAACACGCACGGCGTGAAGCCCGGCACCGTTAAGTCTGACCAGCAGATCGCGGCCGAGTGGGAGCGCAACATCCTTGATGCTGAATCCTGCGTTAACCGCTACGGGAATGGCAGAAAGCTATCTGACAATACTTTCTCTGCAGCTGTATCGGTAACGTTTCGTGCTGGCTGCGGAAACATGCGCACCTCCACGATGTTCTCTCTTCTCAGAAGTGGGGATATCACGGCGGCATGCCACCAGTTCCCTCGCTGGGTATGGGGTGGTGGCAAGATTCTGCCTGGTCTGGTTACTCGTGCCGGGAAAGAAGAGGCGCTCTGCCTGGATGGTGTGAAATGAGCCGGTTTACCGCAATCATCTGCGCTCTCGTTATCTGCCTGCTGGTTTCCATGGCCTGGGCGATTAACCACTACCGCGACAACGCCATCACCTACAAAGACCAGCGCGACAAAGCAACGGTCAGGGCAGACAAATCAGAGGCGGTCACCAACAACGTGATCACCACGATGAACATCATCCGTGACATCTCACAGGCTACCCAGAATGCAAAGAACGAACTGGCTCAAAAGGGCGAGACGCGCATTGTTTACATCAGGCAGGCGCTTGAAGGCGATCCGTGCGCTAACCAGCTTGTTCCTTCTGCCGCTGCTGACAGCCTGCGGGAATACGCAGACAGTTTACGTTCCGGCCCCGGTGGCGCCGATAAGCGCTGACCTGACAGCAGACACGCCGATCCCCAGAATGGTTGTTCCGTTCACATGGCAGGCAAGTCTGGAGTTAAACGCTCAGCTCTACACGGCGCTTGGGCAGTGCAATCTGGATAAGGCGGCAATCCGCAAAATCGAATCCTCCCGACAAGGAAAGAATGCTCAACCCCAATAAGGCGGTGATCATCATCTTGCTGACGGGTAAGCCGTAAGTGGCTAAGCACTTCTGAGAAGCAGGGCAACAGCTGCGACACGTGGAGAACGAAATGGCTACCGTTTACAGAATCACAATCACCAAAAAATCCAAAGAGTCCTTTACGGGGCTCATGACCCGAAGCCAGCCAGAAATCGTCAATGGTTATGTCGCTCTGGCAATGGATGACGGCAAATGGCGCTACTTCAGCCAGGACAGCATTGAGGACTTCCTCTTCGAGCCTGTAGAGCAGCCAGCAGAACAAACGACGGAGTAACGAATGAGCAAACCGGACTGGGAGGCCATCGAGACGGCGTACCGGGCCGGAGTGATGTCCCTCCGAGAAATAGCATCACAACACGGTATCAGCGAAGGCGCTATCCGTAAGCGTGCCAAGCGTGACGACTGGTCGCGTGACCTGAATGCGAAGATTCAGCAAAAGGCTGACGATCTGGTACGCAAACAGGAGGTACGCAAACAGGTACGCAACGAAAGCACTTTGACCGAACGCGTACTGATAGAGGCGACTGCCGAGGTTATTGCCACGGTACGCATGGAGCACCGGGGAGACATCCGCCGGGCTCGTGAACTGACCAACATGCTATTCGATGAGCTGGCCGGGGAGTGTGGCGATGTGGCTGCGCTTGAGATGCTCGGTGACCTGATGCGCCGTGAGGATGACAAAGGTCAGGACAAGCTCAACGATCTGTACCACAAAATAATCAGCCTGCCTTCCCGCGTTAAATCCATGAAAGACCTGAGCGACAGCCTGAAGACGCTGATTGGCCTCGAACGTGAGGCGTACAGCATCGAGAACAAGGCCGAAACGAAAGAGGTCACGCATAACGTCATGCTGGTACCAACCAGTGACAGCGTGGATGACTGGGAAGCGGCAGCGCAGAAACAACAGGGCGGGGTGCTCGGTGGATGAATTACAAAGCTGTATGGAAGCCACTTCCTGGATCGCAGTCTCTGGCGCTGAGCTGCCCGTGTAACGAAATCCTGTTCGAGGGCACTCGCGGCCCTGGTAAAACCGCTGCGCAGTTAGCCAGGTTCCGGCGCAATGTCGGCGTGGGCTATGGCTCATTCTGGCGCGGCGTCATCTTCGACACCGAATATAAGAACCTTGCCGACATCATCACTCAGTCGAAGCGTATGTTTCGCCTGTTCAACGACGGTGCGCGCTATCTGTCATCTGCGAGCGAATTGCGATGGGTATGGCCTACTGGCGAGGAGCTGCTCTTCCGTTTCGGCAAAGAGGCGGACGACTACTGGGACTTCCACGGGCAGGAATTCCCGTTCATTGGCTTTAACGAGCTGACGAAACAGCAGTCCCCGGAATTCTACGAAATGATGTTCTCCTGCCGACGTTCATCGTTCAGGCCGGAAAACTACCCGCTGGAGAATGGCAAGTTACTAAGGCCAATCCCGCTGGAGACGTTCAGCACTACCAACCCGTTTGGCATCGGACATACTTGGGTGAAGAAACGCTTCATTGAGCCAGCGCCGCGCGGAACCGTGCAGCGCGACCGGCAAATGGTGTTCAACCCTCAGACAGAACGAGAAGAGGAAATCACGCTGACCCGCGTGGCAATCCACGGATCGTTCAAAGAGAACCCTTACCTCGACCCGCAGTACATTGCGACCCTGATGGCTATTAAAGACCCTAACCGACGTAAAGCGTGGGTAGAGGGCTCCTGGGATGTGACCAGTGGCGGGCGATTCGACCACCTTTGGAATGAATCGCTGCACGTCATTAAGCCATTCCGCATACCGGATAGCTGGACTGTCGACCGATCCCATGACTGGGGTGAGTCGAAGCCTTTCTCTAATCTATGGTGGGCGCAGGCTGATGGCACTGCCGCCGAACTGCCAGATGGTCGACAGTTCTGCCCGCCAGCCGGGTCGCTGATACTGATCGGCGAGTGGTACGGCTGCCCGCCTGACGAGCTGAACAAAGGCCTGAATATGTCATCCACCAACGTCGCGAAAGGCGTGGCGTGGATTGACAAACGGCTGGCGGGCGAAGAAGCCGACGAGCCGGAAGAGATTCAAATCGACGGCGTCACGCAGGGCCAGCTAAACATTGTTCCGGGAATATGCTCGGAAGTTATCCCGGGCCCGGCTGATAGCGCCATTTTCAATACCGGTGACGATGAGTTGTCGATCGGACAGAAGATGGAAAATCAGGGTGTCGAATGGCTTGAAGCCAATAAGAAGCCAGGCTCTCGAGTCAACGGGGCCTCAGTCTTCGCTGACATGCTTGAGGCTGTGGTTGAAGGTAAGAAGCTGGAATCTGGCATCCCTGAGAAGCCTGCCTTTTACGTTTTCGAGCATTGTCGTGGCTGGATTAGCCGCATACCTGTGCTGGTCAGAGACAGCAAGAACCCTGATGACGTAGATACCCAGCAGGAAGACCACGACTGGGACGCCACCCGCTACCGCGTACTGCACTCTCCTCGCCGTTCTGGAGCGATATTCTTCACATAAGGACAACTCAGTGAGTAACGATACAGAAATGCAAGTCCTCGCTGGGCTCATTGTGAACAGCCTCAATGAGGTCTCGAGATCACGTCAGCTTTATGCGGCTGGCTTCAACAAATCAGGCAACACCAAGCGGCACCATCTGTGGTGTGAATTTGGCTACCCTGAGCGCCTCGACTTTGACCACTTCTATAACATGTATGAGCGCAATGGCGCTGCGTTCGGTGCGGTTCATAAACTGCTGGATGCATGTTGGTCTGATAGCCCGGTAATCGTGGATGGCGATGAAACCAAAAAGGCCAAAAAGACTACCCCCTGGGAAAAGAAAGTCACCAAGCTCATGAAGAAGTACTGGGCAAAGATGAAAGATGCCGATCGACGGAATCTTGTCGGGCACTATTCCGCTCTCATCCTGCAGTTTGCAGACAGTCGGGAATGGTATGAGCCAGTAAATCGTGACGTAATGCGTAATTCCCGTGAGCGCGGACTGGTGAAGATGATTCCTGCATGGGAATCGCAGGTTAAGCCTGGGGAGTTAGAACAGGATCAGAAGTCTCCTGATTACGCCATGCCGAAGTTCTATTATTTCCAGGAGCAACCCGTAGGGGACAACGGCAGTATCGTTGGTCCTATGCGCTCCATCAAAATTCATCCTGAGCGCATCATCATTTTCTGCGAGGGCTCAGAAGATGAATCCTCACTGGCTGGCATCCCTTTCTTGCGTGCAGGCTATAACGACCTGCTGGATATGGCTAAAACCTCAGGCGGCAGCGCCGAGGGGTTCCTGAAAAACGCCAGCAGGCAGCTCGGCATTAACATGTCGAAAGACACCAAGATTGACAAAATCATGGAGGATGCCAAGAAAGCTGGTTATTCAGGGCTGGCTGAGGCTTTAAACGCTGCTATCCAGAAGCTTAATTCCGGTACCGATTCGGCGCTGGTGACGCAGGACGGAGAGGCTAAGGTGCTTTCCGTTGCTGCTGCCGATCCGAGTCCAACGTGGACAGTGTCTGCTAACCAGTTCTCATCTTCAGTTCAGATGCCATTCACCATCTTGTTTGGTCAGCAGACGGGAAGGCTTGCTTCAGATCAGGACAAAAACGACTTTGCCAAGCGCTGTAATGGACGTCGTGGTGGCTTCCAGACTGGCCGTGTAACCGCTGTAATCGAACGACTTTGGACTGTGGAAGTTATCGAACCGCCTAAATCTGGCGAAATCACGTTAACCTGGTCTGATCTACTCGCTCCAAGCGAGAAAGAGAAGATTGCCAACATGAAGGAAATGGCTGCGGTGGCGAAGGATACCCAGCAAGCCTACGGCACACCTGCTGTTGATGAGAACGAGGTCAGGGAGGCGGGAGAACTTGAGCCGCGTGAGGATGTTATGCCGCCTGACCCAAATAAAAAGGTAACGACCGATGATCCTCTTTCCAATGACACCGGAGCAAAAGACGAAAGTCGGGACACCGGTAGTTCCGCGCAGCAAGGTTGACCCGACCCGATCGGCAAAGCAGGTAACCGCGATGTTCCGGGATATCGAGGAACGGTATCTCGGCATCAAGCGTGCACTGAAAGATCTATTCGACCAGCGCCTGACCGGGCGAGAGCGTGAGGTTAACAGCCACAACTGGCACTTCCTTTGCCACGACCACGGCGCGGACATGCGGCTCTACCAGGTCAACGCAGGCAAGTTCATCTACGACATGTCGGCGCAGGAACTGGCTGACCTGCTGGAGGCGGTGCAGGCTATTCTCGATGACCATCTACTGGAGGGTGGCGAGCAAAACCTCTGGGCGATGGATTACGTCGCCGCAGAAGCGCAGCGCGGCACGCTGGAGGCATTCAATAACCTCTCGCAGCAGTCGCAGGTGTACGCCAGCCAGACGACGCTCCAGCAGCTTTTAAGCAGCCCCGGCCACCTTAATCAGGTGGCGGCGGCCAGGCTGACAACGTTCAGTGACTGGAAGGTCATCAGCGACACTGCCCGCGGCGATCTGACCAACATCATCACCGATGCGGTAGCGCGCGGCGTAAATCCTCGCGAGACTGCCAGCGTCATCAGCAAACGTCTCGATGTGTCGATGTTGAAGGCCAAAACCATCGCTCAGACTGAGCAGGTCGGCGCGCTGCGGCAGGCGCAATGGAACGAAACCGACTGGGCCGCTGACCGGCTGGGGCTGAATACTGGCCTGCTGTGGCTGTCAGCGCTCAAACCAACGACGCGCACCTGGCACGCCAGCCGTCACGGAAAGGTCTACACCACGGAAGAGGTGCGAGACTTCTACGCCGAGAACGGCAACCGGTACAACTGCTACTGCAGCCAGATTCCAGTGCTGCTCAACGACGACGGCAGCATCTTCAACGAAGGGCTGGCTGATAAGCTGAAGAAAGAGCGTCAGCAGTGGACCGCAAAGGAGGCCGCGTGACCATAGTTATTGTTCTGTTACTGCTGCTGATCGTGGTTCTGATTGTTATGGCAGCTGGTTCTGGTTCAGCTGATCCTTGCTCCTGTCATCGCTGCGGTAAATATGTTTCTGCGCCAGCGCGTTTTTGCGATGGCTGCCGGCCAGCGCCACTGAGTGGGTATCAACCGAGTAAAACAACCTTATCAGGCAAAGTGCTGCCACCACCAAAACAACGCTAAGAGGACGCAACGTGAAGCTATCCAGCATCCACGTTAAATCCCTCGCCATCAACGCCTCCAACATCTCAACGACAACCATCAACGGCCAGGAACACTACGTCATTCGTGGTGCGGTCCCGATCGTCGATGACATCGTGATGAATGGCGGGCTGTACCCGGCGGAGGAGATTAACAACAGCTACCAGACGATGGAGCGCAAGTTAATGCCGATCGGCCACCCGATGGTGAACGGCAAATACGTCAGCGCCAACGACCCGCAGGCGGTGAACGATTACTACGCCGGGGCATGGGCTCAGAACGTCAGCAAGGCAAACGACAAAGTCGTGATGGACGTTTACGTCAATAAGGCTGTGGCAGACACCAAGCCTGACGGTAAACGCCTTATTCAGCGCCTGGACGACATGATTTCCGGCAATAACGCCGACCCCATTCATGTTTCTACCGGTCTGCTGCTGAACAAAGAGCAAAAGGCAGGTGAGTCGAAGCAGAAGAAATACTCCTGGGTCGCTCACAACATGCAGTTCGACCACATCGCGATCCTGCTCGACGAGCCAGGCGCTGGCACGCCGGATGAAGGTGTTGGCATGTTCGTTAACGCTGACGGGCAAGAGGCTGATGTTGAATCGACGAGCCTCATCGATGCCGCCAACAGCATGAAAGACGGCTGGTGGAACAAAACCAAGTTTTATTTGAGCAACGCCTCGAATTACTCATTCGATGAAATATGCGCTGCGCTGCGAAACAAGATGAGCGAGGGTAAGCCTGAAACATATTACTTCTGGCCGGAAGCCGTCTGGCCTGATCGCTTCATTTACGAGGAAAACGGCAAATACCTCCAGCAAAAGTACCTCATTGACGACGATGGCAAGGCTGAACTCGTCGGTGATCCAGTAGAAGTCGTGCGCAAACCAACTGAGTACGAAGTCAAAACCAACGGAGAAACAAACCCGATGAAAGAGAAGATGATCGCCGCGCTCAATGCCGCAGGCGTTAAAACCGAGGGGCTGACAGACGATCAGGTCTGGGATGCCTACAACCAGCAGATGCAGAAGAAAAATGGCGGCGCCGACCCGGGCCAGGCTCAGATTAACTCCGATGCTATTACTGCCGCAGTGAATCTGGCACTGAAGCCGCTTACCGATGAAATCAGCACGCTGAAATCTCAGCTGCAGGCGAACGCAGAAAGCGATCTGAAAACCAAGCGTGACGCGGTTAAAGCGAAATTCTCGTTCATGACTGAAGCGGCGATCAACTCGCTGGCAGGCGACGCGCTGAACGACCTGTACTCACAGTGTCAGACCAGCACCGGTCTGAACCCGTCTTTCCAGCAGGTCAATGCTGAAAACGACCAAGTGGAAAGACTACGACCTTAACGCAGGTATGGAAGAGGGGGCTAAATAATGGTCGCTAACGTCATCTATCGTGGGCCGGTCGAGCGTGAGCCGGAAACCATCAACCTGCCTGTGGCTGCGGCGCTTAATCCAGGCGTGGCAGTGAAGGTTGCATCAGGCAAGCTCGCAGCAGCCGCTGATACTACCGGTCGCTGGCTCATCCTCGGCAACCGTCGTTTCATCGGCCAGGCAATCACCACCGCATACGCAGCCAATGAAACCGGCGTGGCTTACCGCGTTGAAGGTGAGCAGGAATACAACGTTCGCCTGGCTGCTGCAGCCTATACGGTAGGTCAGGAGCTGACCATCGGTACCGGCGGCGTATTCAAAGCGGCCGCAACCGGCAACCAGGTCGTCGCTACGTTCGACGAAAAAGCAGGGCGCACTCTGGCGGCGGAAGGTTTTGCCGACGTGGTGATCCTCTCCACTCCGTACGCCAAGGCATAAGGAAAACAAGAATGTTAAAGTTTACTCCACAGCAGCAGAAGCTGATTCTTAATGCCCGCCGTCGCTGGGACATGATGCAGCGCAATATGGCTGCACAGCATGGCTTTGCAGTCAACGACGCAGGCGGTCAGTTCATTGCGTTTGATGAGCTCGTCGGTAACGCCTCCGTGCTGCCGAAAGATGTATGGGGCGAATGGGACCGCTCTGCGATTACCGTTCAGCGCGACGTGCTGTCAGTGTTTAACGACCTTGCCGCCAGCGTTTCACGCCCGATGGCGCTCGGTAAGATCGTCCACTACTTCATGACCCTGTCCGATTCCGGCGATGTAAACATCAGCCTGGATGGCCGCGGCAAGGCGAAGGGCGATCAGCCTGTCATGGATTACGAAGGTACGCCACTGCCTATCATCGACAGCGAGCTGACTTTCGGCTGGCGCCAGATGCTGGCAGCGCAGACTGAAGGCTACTCTCTGGACAGCGACGCCATCTCCAACCATCAGCGTAAAGTGGCTGAGAAGCTGGAAGACATGGTGCTGAACGGCGATCCAAACATCAACGTCGGGGGCGCGACCATTTACGGTCTGCGCACTGCGCCAAACCGCGCAACCGGCACCCATGGACTTGATCTGAACGGCGCTACCGGAGCTCAGTGGGTCGGCGCCATCTCCGCGCTGATTGGCCTGCTGCAGTCCAAGAATTTCTACGGCCCGGTAACCATCTACGTGAACTACAAAGACTGGTTCTACGCGTCTGTGAACGACTACGCGGCCAACTATCCGAAGACCATCCTGTCCCGCATCATGGAAATTCCTGGTGTTGCGGCGCTGGTTCCGGCTTCGAAGGTTCCGCAAAACGAACTGCTGGGTGTGGTTAAGCGCCCTGACGTCGTGCAGATCCTCAACGGCATGCCGATGACTATGCGTCCGAAAGCTCGCCAGAATCCGGAGGACGATTATGTCTTCTCCGTGCTGGCTGCTGCTGCGCCGCAGTTCAAACACGACGCGAATGGCCAGGCCGGTTACGCCCAGCTGACCAAAGCATAATTCATGGGGCTCTGGCCCCATCTTTTTTACGGAGGCCGTATGGCTGGTAAAGAACAAAAATGGCTGCTCACCCACGACAGCCACGAACTTAAAAAGGGTGAAGTCTACAAAGGCGAAACTCTCCCGCTGTGGCTGGCAGGAAAAGCGATCCCTGTAAGCGACCAGGTTCTGGAAGTGGCGACCCCCGCCGACGTTCAAAAGCTGCAGGCTGACCTCGACGAGGCCAATGGCAAAGTTGAGTCGCTGACCGCTGACAACACGAAGCTGCAGGCTGACCTCGACGAGGCTCAGAAACAAATCGACGAGCTGAAGAAAAAGGCGAAATAACCATGGCTGACCCAATCACAGCGGCAGACGTGCAGGCGTTCCTCGGTGAATTGGGTTACTCCATCCCGGGCGCGCTACTGGAGCCGATCCTCTGCGTGGTGAACAAGATTATCCCGTGCCTCGATGGTGCGGGGTATGACGAGTGCACCGCGAAGCTGATCCTGATGTACGCCGCAGCGCTTATGGCTACGTCGTCCGGCGCGCGCCGCATCAAATCGCAGGGTGCGCCGTCTGGCGCGTCCCGTTCGTTTGAATATGGCGACGACAGCATTACATTGCTGCGCGACTCGCTGGCCCGTCTCGATACCAGCGGCTGCACCGGAGAGCTGCCGATCAGTGCCGGTAATAGCGTCGGCCTGTTCATGGTGGTCGGGGGCTGCTGATGACGTACAAATCAATTAAGCACGGTCTGCCGCGCTCTTTCACCCGCGTATGGGTGATTACCGACACAGGGCGGGAGACAACCGGTTACGTTAAGTCGGACGGCGAGTGGTTCATCAACTGCCCGCGCATCCGGGCGACTGGCGCGAAGGTGCTGCGCTGGAAGGAGGGCTGATGTCGTCGGTAGCGAACTGGTCATATACCGCCACGGCAACCATCTGGCGCAAGCTGGAAGGCAATGACGAATACGGCGATCCGCTTGGCTATGCCGAGCCTGAGCAAATCCTCTGTGATTACGAGGGCGGGCTCAGCAAGAAGTTGGCCAGCCTGGGCGCTGAAATCGTTGTAAAAAACACCGTCTGGACGGAGTTCGCTCTCGCGTCCGCCGGTGATTACCTGCTGATTGGCGTATCGACCGAGCCCGACCCGGTGGTGGCCGGCGCCGACGAGGTGCGGCAGGTTATCCGCTACGCCGACACGTTCGAGCGAGTGGCGGATGATTACGCCATCCTGACGGGAGTGTAGCCATGGGCATCAAAGTGAAGGGCATCAGCCAGGCGAAAAAGCACCTGAACGATGTCATCAACGACGTGAAGGGGCGAAAGGTAATCCGCGCGCTGCAGTCGGCGATGATTCTCATCGGTGCGCGGGCGGCCTATTACACCCCGATCGACACCTCTACGCTGATTAACAGCCAGTTCCGTGAAATCGACGCTGGCGGGGTATTCATTACCGGGCGCATAGGTTACTCAGCCAACTATGCTGCGTACGTCCACGAAGCGTCAGGCAAGCTGAAAGGTCAGCCTCGCGCACACTTCGGCGTGACCAGCAACCGATCTGAGTTCGGCCCGCAGAAACCGAAAGAGTTCGGCGGCGGGACCGGAACGGGCAACTACTGGGATCCGCATGGCGAGCCGCAATTCCTGACCAAAGGCGCGAATGATGAGCGCGATAACGTTGACGCGGTGATGCGCAAGGAGCTTTCGCTATGACGCCCATGATGCATGAGAGGGTGCGCAACATGTTCGGCGACGCCGGGCTAACGGCCGGGTTCACGGTGCAGCAATTGATGTACGACGACCCTGGCGACCTGTCGAAGGCGATAATGGTGTTCAGGCCAAACGGCGGCTCGAATATCCGCACTGACCTCGGCTCTGAGTACCACGTCCTGGTCGACATTGTCGGCGCGAAGGATAAGCGCAAAGACGCGCTAAACGCCGTGCAACGCATCGTAGATTATGTCCAGGCCAACCCCATGGCGGACGAGTGCGTCGGCTACATCCAGAACATGGGCGCAATCCCCGCGCCGGTGCTCACAGAAGAAGGGCGAATAGTCTTCCGACTCCAGTTCGCCTGCACTTACGGCGAATAGCCATCCCAACCAATAACCCGCTCCGGCGGGTTTTCTTTTATACGTCAAAGAGGAGTTTCACATGGCTAATTGCCAGAACTCGAACGAGCGCCTGTTCGGCGGTGCGGTCGTGCTGGAAGTCGCCGATGGCTGCCCGGATGTCAAACCACTTGAGTCTGAGTGGAAGTCTCTGGCTGCAGGCACGTCTAAAGGCTTCGACTTCAACCCTAACACGGTTACCTCTGATGCGGATGACGGCGGCGGCTATGTCGAAACCATCATCACCAACAGTGATCTCACCTTCAGCTTTGAAGGTGAAGTGCGCAAAAAAGATAAGCTGGATCAGTACGGTGTAGGCAAGTTCATCAAGTATTTCTCGGGTGAGTTGAAGGCCAAGCGTCAGACAGGTATCTGGGTGCGAATGGAATATGGCCCCGTCGAATTTATCGGCTACATGAACATCACTGCACTGAGCTCTGACGGTGGTACCAACGATATCGTCACGTTCTCTACTGAATTCAAAGTCGGTGATGCCAGCACCATCGAGGTGAACGAGATCAGCGATGTAGCAGTGACTGGCGTGACGGTAACCCCGACTACCAGCACCGGTACGGCGGGCGGTACCAGCACCTTCACGGTGAACATCGCACCAACCGGCGCAACCAATAAAGACTTCACTGTAGCGACTACCGATGCGACCAAAGCAACGGCCACCGCATCCGGCAACACCGTTACCGTGACGCGCGTCGCCACCGGCAGCGCGCAGATCATCATCAACACCGTAGATGGCAACTTTGTGGCCGTGCATACGGTTACCGTTACCTAACGGACATTCCAAAGGGCGGCGTGCTGCCCTTGATAATGACCGTTTACTGGAAGGCCTATGACCGCTTTAACCGATATTGGCGAACTCTCCATCAGCGACAGCCGCGAAGGCGGGAAAGACTACCTGTTGCGACCTTCATTCGAGGCTATGACGAGGATCGGTACTCCGGAAGAGATTGTGCAGGCGTATGCCACCATCCACGGCAATGATGTCGCTCAGTTGATTGAGGTTTGTGCCGGCACGCTGGGACGCTTTCCTGAATGGCTTTCTCCATCATTCAACCGCGCCGCAGAGAAGCTGTTATCAACGTGTATGCTGGTTCTGCAGGCGTGCTGCGAGGAAGACCTGACGCCCATGATCGGCGAGTGGAAGGGGTGGCGGCACTGCGTGGTTTACCGCCCGGGGCAAATGCCTAAAAACGACATCATCGTTCTGGCGCAGCACCTTATGCAGCATGGTGTCGTCGGCAAAGCTAAGGTCCGCCAGCTGCAGCGCCACGAAACGGGCGCGAGAACGAACGAATTTAAAGCCTTCGATTACATCAGCGCGGCGCGTAGTCACTTTGAAATGAACCGCGCAGAAGCCTCGCAGTTAACGATGACCGAATTTCAGATGCTGCTGGCGGCGAAATACCCGGACCAGAAAGGCTTCACTCGAGAAGAGTACGACAGCATCGCCGACGAATACCTGGCTAAACAGGCCGCACGCAGGGCAAAAGCAAAGCAATAACCGGAGAATGACATGGCAGGTGAGAAGAACGCCGGTAGCATCGTTTATGAAATCAGCGCCGACGTTGAGCCGCTGCTGCAGGGCGGGAAACAGGCCATTGATGCTCTGGATAAACTGGATGCTGCAGCCCAGCAGTCAGGCAAGGGAATGGATAACCTAGACCAGAGTGCGTCTCAAACTGGATCCGCGTTTACTGAACTGGCCGGTTATGCCAACTCCATGGACAACCAGCTGCGCAAGCTGAACACCAACGTGAGCGGCATTGCCCGCGCTATGGAAGAGGCCCGCAGCGGTACCGGCGGTGCGAGCAGTGAATTCAGCCGTGCCGAATCCATCATTGAGGCGCTGGGTAACCAGCTGGCTGTGCTGGATGAGGCGCAGGAGAATGGCGCGCGTAGTGCCGCAGTCCTGGCTGCACAGTTGCGTGCAGGGTCGAAAGCCACCGACGAAGAGAAGCAGAAAATCGGCGAGCTGACCGGTCGTCTGTATGACATGAAGACTGGCGTTGAAAATGGTGCAAAAGGCACTGGTAGCTGGAAAACCAGCATGCAGCAGGCCGGTTATCAGGTTCAGGACTTCATCGTACAGGTGCAGGGTGGGCAGTCTGCGCTGGTGGCGTTCGCTCAGCAGGGCTCGCAGCTTGCCGGGGCGTTCGGTCCTGGCGGGGCTGTGGTTGGTGCTGTGATTGCGCTGAGTTCTGTTATCGCAGGCGTGCTGATTACTTCGCTCAATGGCGGTAAAAACGCCATGGACGCACTGAAAGACGCAGCTGAAGCGATGGATAAGGTGATCACCATCTCTCAGAATGGAGTGGCCGCACTATCAGATAAGTACGCCAACCTGGCAAGAACCAACGCCGAGGCAGCAACCATCCTGAGAAATCAGGCGATGATTGAGTACAACGCTGCCATAGCGAAGATCCCTAAATCAATCAACGACGCCTCCAGCTCCATCGTTGGTTTTACCGACAAGCTGAGAACCTCTTTCGTTGGCGGTATTGCGTCGATTGATGAATTCAACAAAAACCTTTCGACAGTCGGTGTAACAGCTGACACATACTCTGCAGCCATGGAGCAGGCAAGGAACGCCGGGGCTAAATTCACTGTTAACGCTAACGCGATCCAGAACACTGTAACCACACTTGCGGATAAATTTGGCGTATCGGAACAGCGGGCGTTCGAGCTAAGCAAGCAACTCTCCGATGTTGCGAATAATCCAACGCATGAAGCGCTGCAAAGACTGGTCCTTGAACTCCAGAACACTGAGAGTTCGACAAAGTCAGGTGCTGATGCGATCAGAACGTTCCTTGGTCCACTTACAGAGCTTGTTCGAGTCGCTGGCGAGGCTCAAATCAATCTGTCAGGGATGAAAAAAGAGGTCGACAATCTTACTTCTGGGCAGAAGAACCTCATCAAGCAATCAGAGCGCAACCTGGCGCTCTCGAAGTTGCAGGGGGAGGCACGCGCGCGGCTGCAGGCGCAATACGCTGCCGAAGATGCCGGATTTGCGAAGGATGACCCGCACGCCAAGCAGATGGAAGATGATGCTGCTGCTACGTACAAAAATACGCAGGCGCAGAAGACGCTTCAGTCTGAGCAGAAAAAGGGAGCCTCACAGGCTGATTCTATTGCCCAGAAGCTGGCGAACCTCAAACAGCAGTCAGAACTTGCCGCCGACTCAACGAACAAGCTGAGCCGCGAGCAGGCCATCCTGGCTGCACAGCAGTCGCTCGGGAAAGGCGCCACCAAAGAGCAGATAGCGCTGGCCGGTCAGTATGCGGCAAAAAATGGGACACTGCCAACGCCATTAAGGCTGAAGCTGCAGCGCAGAAGCTTCTCCCTGAAGCGGCTGAGAACGCCAGTTACAAACAGGATGTTGAGGATCTGAATACGGCGCTGGCTGCGAAGAAAATCAGCCAGGAACAGTACAACCAGACCTCAGAACGACTGGCGGCAACGCACCAGGCTAACCTCGCGAAAATCCGGGCTCAACAGGCAGTGACGCCACAGCAGGAGGCTGTCGGCGGAGTTGACCCTGTTCAGCAACTGGCTAACGAGAACGCCAAGAAACTCGCGCTTATTCAGGCATACGAGCAGCAGGGGCTCATTACTCACCAGAACGCCATGGCATTGCGTGCTGCAACTGACACGCAGTATGAGCAGGCGCGCATCGCTGCCCAGTGGGAGATATTCCGTAACCAGAGCCTTGGTAATGAGATGCTGGCCGCGAGTTTTGATTCTCTCTCAGGGAATATCTCGAATGCTTTTACCGGGATTCTGACTGGAAGCATGTCGGCGCAGGAGGCTATGCAATCTCTCGCCAGCAACGCACTGAATAGCATGATTAACGGCTTCGTTCAGATGGGAGTTGAGTGGGTGAAATCTGCCGTGATGGGTGCTGCAGCGCAAACCTCTGCGATTGCCACAACCACTGCGGCGCAAACTGCTGGTTTAGCGACAACCACTGCGGCAAGCACAGCTGCGGCCACGACCACGATGGCAGTATGGACACCTGCTGCGGCCGTTGCCTCAATCGGCTCTTTCGGCGGTGCCGCGGCGATCGGTATTGCGGCCCTGATTGCCGCTATGGCGATGGCAGGAGGGATTGCCGGGAAGCGTAAGAACGGCGGGCCGGTATCTGCGGGCCGTACGTATCAGGTAGGTGAGGGCGGAATGCCTGAAATCTACCAGGCGTCGAACGGTAGCCAATACATGATCCCCGGCGACAACGGGAAGGTCATCAGCAACAAGCAGATGAATGCCGGTGCAGGTGGTAGTTCTGTGCCTGTCACAATCAACATTCAGAACTATACCGGTGCAACTGTCGACGCGCAGGCGTCGCAGAACGGCAATGGAGTGACCATCGATATGATTGTGGCGGACATTAACCAGGGTGGCCGCATCGGCCAGGCCATCCAGCAAAACCATCAGGCACCACGCAAAGCAAGGGGATAACATGCCAATTCCGTACCCTGACTGGCTGCCGCTGGCCCAGAAAGGGAAATCGCCAACCACCGATACAGGGTTTCGCGTCGACCAGCCTACGGTCGGCGCGCCGGTATTTCAGAAATTAACCGACGACCTGAAGACGTCCTTCTCGTTGACGTGGATCTTCACTCATGACCAGCACCGGGCATTCATGCAGTGGTTGCGCAGCCCTAACTACCTCGACAACTGCAATCAGTGGTTTACGATGCCACTCGGCACCGGGACCGGAGATACTGGCGTCGAGGTGCAGGAATTACACTTTCTATCCTGGCCTTCGTGGTCGCAGTCCGGATCCATTTTCACATGGAGCGGTGATGTAGTTGCGCGCGAGCTGGTTAATTCTGATGACGAGTTTGACGACATTATCGTTGAGCTGCCTCCACCGTGGGGATCATGGCTGGATATCATTGTCACGGGCTATCCTGACGGGCGCGACCCGGAGAGTTTACCGAAGGTGCCATAATGCCGACGCTCAGAGAATTTCAGAGCCGAAGGCCAAACCGAATCCTGTACGAAACCATCACGTTTTACAGCCCGGTCTTTGGCTATATTAGGCTCGTTAACAACCAGATTTTCCCAAAAACGCTCGGCGGTCAGGTCTACACACCATGCAGAATGGAGTTAACCGAAAGCCAGCAGAGCAACACGCCGATCCTCGACAGCACCGTCAAATTTGGCCGTCTGGCGCAGGACTTCAAGCAACAGCTCAAACAGTGGAAAGCCTACTCGCGCATCACGCCAATCTCGGCGACGTACCAGCAATTTGACGCAGCCGACATGTCCACGGCCATCAAGTCGTGGACGCTCTACGTCAGCGACTGCTCGATGGACGACAAGGACGTGACGTGCAGCCTGACGCGCGTTAACCCGCTCAATCGCAACGTCGGGCGGCTGTACACAGTCGAAGAATATCCGGGGCTCCAGAATGCATAAAGACGACTTCATCTCGCGGGTTGATGGCATCCCCTGGAGTAACCGCGCCTGCAGCTTTGACGCTGCTGACTGCTGGGGCCTGGTGGTCCTCTATTACCGCCACGTTCTGGGGATCGAGATTCACCAGACGGTGGATTACGAATCCGGGCGCGACTTCATGACGTGCTATGACGCGGATGTCGTGTTCTGGCAGCTTGCCGAAACGTTCACCGAAGACGGGATATTTGTCGCCTGGGTCGGCAGCCAGCCGGTGCATGTCGGACTGATTGTTGGCGGCCGCGCACTGCACAGCCGCGGGGACAATGGACATGTCAGGTTCGACGCCATCCGGACCATTCAGAAGCTATTCACCAGAGTGGAGTTTTACACCTATGCCGGTAATCGAGATTCAGCGCGTTCCGGGGATGCCAAAGGACCGGGCGATTGTTAAAGCTGGTAAGGTATTCTCGGAGTGGATTGAGCAGGAAAGTTTTCACCGCGATATTCGCATCAACGTCAACGGCAAAGAGCTGCTGCCAGATGATGAGCTGGAGTTTGCACTTCAGGACGACGACCGGGTAATCATTTTCGACCAGCCGAAGAACGGCGGTCTAGTCGGGACGCTGTTAAACCCACTCGAGCACCTGAACCCAATCAAGTTCACCCAAAAGGTGTTGTCTTCGCTGATGCCGAAGCCAAACACGAATTCGGGTGCCGGAAACAGCAAGACGTCACCTAATAACAGCCTGAAGGGGCAGACTAATATCGCGCGCAATGGCGAGGCGAAGCCAGACAATTTCGGCCAGGTCCGCTCTTTCCCTGATCTGGCTCAGGAGTCGCTCTTTGAATACATCAGCAACCTGAAATACATAACTGAGTTGATGGTGTTCGGACTGGGGAAATATGACGTAACGTCAGTACGCTTCTCTGAGTCGAATCTCGGTTCTATGGCCGGTGCCAGCTATACCATTTACCAGCCCGGAGAAGTCATCCCGGTAGTGAATGAGGGCTATCAGTTCGACGATGTCGACGGACAGGAAGTGCCAGGCCTTAACGAAAGCGACGATTTCCCGATCGAGACCGCGTCAGCAAACACCGTCATCAGCGGCGTATACGCTGGCGGCCAGATAGCGATGAAAATCGTTAAACAGGCAGACTTCGACTACTTCGCTGACCTTACTTTCCCGCACCCGGTCACGTTCACTATCAACGTGACGTACCCGATCACCGGCGGAACGCGCACGGAAGATGTCACCCTTTCCGGGCGGCTTATCAGCTTTTCTGAGACAAACGATGGGTCTGTTGTAAGTCCTGTTTACTATTACACATTCACGTTCGACAACCTGAATGGTCCGTCCATCCCCATCCAGGACGCTACAATCAACACAACCAAGTTCATCCTGAACGATAACGCCGCGCTGATCGTCGGCCCGTTCTTCTCGCCTATACCTTCAAGCCAGCTGTGGCTGCATACGCAATCCGGACTCGGTGGGAACAGCGAAACGAACTGGGTTGTAAACATCTGGAAAGTGGACAATGACAACAACCTGATCCCCGGAACAGAGCAGACGTTCACGTACCGGCAGACAACGCCACACGATTACATGTCGGAGACGTTTAACCGGACTGACAAGCTTACCCCGGCGGGCGGATTCGGGCGCTATGCGATCACCCTCCAGAGGACCGATAACAGCAGCGACGCGAGCAAGCTGCAGGTAGAAGAAATTCATGCGGTAAACGTCAGGACGAACGTCGTTCACGCTGAAGATTCTCTGGTAATGGTGAAGGTCAGGGCTACCGAAAACGCCACAAGCGGGCGCGACAGGAAGTACAACGCGCTGATCACCCGACACGTCATCAGCTACAACATGACGACGCAGCAGGTCGACTACACGCTAAGACCATCACGTAAATTCGCTGATATCGCGCTGTTTAACTGGCTGGTCGTCGGTCAGCAGCCTGAGTCGAGTATTGATATTTACGGCCTGTACCAGATTCAGGCTGAAATTGACGCCGTTGACCCGCGGTTAGGGTATTTTGATTTCACCTTTGACGATGAGGATGTGTCGCTCGGTTCGCGGATGGAGACTATCTGCGACGCCGCCAGCGTATCGGTTTACGACGACAACGGCGTGCTGTCATTCACCCGAGACGGCAAAAAGACCTCTGCGGCCACGATATTCAACCGATCGAACACCAAACCTGATGGATACTCGCTCTCCTACGACATGACGCTGCCAGGCGGCTATGACGGCGTTGAAGTGCAGTATCGCAACCCGGACACCAATAAGCAGGACTTTGTCCGGTACCGGATATCCGGCAATTCCATCATTGAAGGATCGCCGGCCAAAGCGAAGAAGTTCGAAATGCTGTACGTCAGGAATCGCTTTCAGGCCGACGAACGCGCGCTGCGCGAGTGCAAGCGGCTTATCTATTCCCGGATGACCATGCAGGTAACAGCAATGGCGGACGGCGAGTGGGTAAACATTGGCGATATGGTTCAGGTGCCGGACACTTACGACACCAACCAGCAGGCCGGTTATATCGTGTCGAGAGTCGGGAATGACTTCGAGACGAATGAGCGCATCAACTTCTCCGGAACCATGTTTGTGCAGGTGACGGACTCATCCGGCGCCACCACGGCACGATACCCAGCCTCTCCGCGTGCTGATACTGCGTTCGGCTTTACGGCTGCTATCCCGGACATCGAGCTCAATCTGTTCGATGGTTTCGACGTACAGTCACCATCACGATACGTCATTGCCACGTCTCAGGAGCTTGATGCAGGTCAGTGGACTATCACGGCTAAGCAACCTGATGGAAAGGGTAGCACCGCATTAACCCTCGCTGAGTATAGCGATCTGATTTACCAATAAGACCAATCCCGATCACCACAACCCGGCCACTGCGCCGGGTTTTTTTATGGAATCAATATGGCTACGCAACCGACGCAAGATGCTGTACCAAGTGAATCACCTCGCGATCTGAAATTCAACGCGGGGAAAATTGACGAATTTGTCACCTCTCCTGACCACACATATATTGACCGTTTCGGTGTGCAGCATTACACAATTGATGGTATACGCTGGCTGGTTCAGCAAGCGATAGCAGAGTTCGGCTATATCACGATTGACAGCTTTGAAGATGGCAATACGATTACTCTGCCCAATCAGGTTCTTCGGTTAGAGGCAACAGGAGAATATTATCGCTGGGATGGCCCGCTGCCAAAAAACGTTCCTTCCTCATCAACGCCAGAGTCAACAGGTGGTATTGGGCCAGGCGCATGGTTAAGTGTCGGGTACGCCGCATTGAAGCAGCAACTCGCCAGCGGAACAGACGGAAATGGTGATGCACTTATTGCGGTGAAACAGCCGTATTCCGGTACGATTGTTAGAACTCAGCACGATAAAAATGCAGAGTATGTTAGCGCTAAAGATTTTGGCGCAACGGGAAATGGCACACTCGTTCCCCTGAGTTCAAAATACGCCACCCTCGCTGCAGCCCAGGCTGATTATCCTTTTGTAACATCACTGTCTCAATCTCTTGACTATGCAGGCATTCAGGCAGCGATTAACTCAGGGAAGAATGTTTTTGTTCCTGGTGGACCTGCATATTTTGTCAACGCCACGATCAAGATGAATGCGAACAGCACCATTCGCGGTGAGTCAAACGTAAACATTAACAGAATGGGAAGTTTTATCTCCGTTGTTGGTAATATTGCATGCTTCCACTTTCCGGCTGCATTCAATACGGTAAATATTGAAAATTTCTATATTTATTACGATGGTGGGAAGCCAACAACAAGCACAGGGAATGATGGGAAAATAGGTATCTTAATGGATGGCGGATCAACCTCGCCGGGTGTAATGCATGTTAAAAATGTAGATATTGATGGTGCGTGGTGGGCTATTTATGATAACTCAGGAAACTATCTAACCAAATACACACAAGTGTGGGCGCGTCGATGCGCGCACGGGTTTTACAAAGCTAACGGAACTACTATTCAGTGGGATACATGTTATGTTATGGATGCCTATCAGGGGTGGTATGTTGTCAACTGCTTATCGCCTCAACTAATAAATTGTGCCGGAGACCAGATTACCGTAGATGGTTCGCAGTTTACGTTTAACTCTTCAGCTCTCTACTTCTCTGGATGCAAGAGCCTGACAATCTCAGGTTATGATGGCGAGTCTAATGTTATAAAAAATCTCAATGCTTCAACTGCATCATATTTTACATTTAACGACACAATAGCTTCTCTGAGTGGAATTGCAGGCCATGGCAATTCGATGATAACTTCTGGCACAGGAATTGTTAGTTATTTTTATGCTACCGGGACCAGCATAATCAATATGAAGTCGTGTGTAGATAGTTTCCTTGACAGTGATACCATTACATATAGTGGTTCTGGTTACCCTAACACACTCTTAACTGATTCATCTGCAAAAATTCTTGTAGAGGGTGGTCGCTTCAAAGCGCCTACTGGAGGAACTCCTGTTGTTTCAGTAATTAGCACAGGTAATGTTGTTTATACACACTGCAGCCTTACCGGAACGTTAACCAGTGGATCATATGTTGAGACAAGAGATGCGAATGGGCTGGCCTTACCTTGTGTTTATACCGCGAGAGGAACGCAGGCAGTAGCGGCTAACACCGCTACAACTCTTTTTACTCTGCCCAACACCCAAGGGGCATACATCATTTCCGTATGGGCTGCTGCTAGTGGTACTAACTACTCATCAGTCCAGATGGCAATTTACGAAGGAAGTGGCACATTCCTCTCTCCGATAAAGACTGGTGGCCTTATTTCATTTACCACCACAGGTAGGATTGTGACAATCACAAGCCAGGGGGCTACAACCTTCAACTGGTCATATCTGAAGGTTGGTTGATGCAAAAGCGCAAGGATGCGCTTCTTGTTTTTTCAGCATTGTGCTACATTTTCGCAGAAGTTCACTACGCATCTGGGAAAGAAATGAAAGGTAAAATTAAGTCTCTTGATGGACTAAGGGCAATTGCAGTATTTCTTGTTATAATAACGCATGCTACAGGAATATACTTCCATGAGTATGAAGTAATGCTAGGTGGGAGTTCTCAGTTCGGTGTATGGATATTCTTTGTGCTAAGCGCATTTTTGCTTACCAGCAGGTTTATTTCTACAGGGTTTTCATGGAGATCGCTCTTAAGTTATTTCCTTGGAAGATCAATGAGGATTCTTCCAGTCTTTGCAATAGCAGTTCTTGTATATTCATATTTTGGATATTTTGATTTGAACACTGCCATTTCTATAATAACAATGAAAGAGGCCGTCCTTCATTTTTGGACAATACCAATTGAATATAAATTTTACTTCGTGCTACCATTTTTTGCTTATGCAGGAGTAGCAATTCAAAAAGTGTATAATGGTAAAGCTGCAGCATTCCTAATATTCGCTTTAGCTGTTTTGCTTCAGGGCGTATACCCTGCAATGGATGGGGCATATGGTGGTATGGTTATGTGGTATTTCCCACTGTTTGCTTGCGGAATGATTGCGGCGTTTCTCTATCACGATAATTTCCTTAAGATTGGTCACGAGCTGTCTGATATAGCATTCCTGTTATTTATTGCATCAATGCTTATTGCACTGCCAAAAGTAATGTGGAAGTTAACCGGTGGTTTCACTGATGGCTGGGTTCTCAACAAATTCATTTTCTATGCGCCAATATTTGGCCTCATTGTACTGCTAATGAGCTATGGGGAAGGCGGGTTTGCCTGGGCGCTGTCAACACCATTAATGTCTTACATTGGGAAATGGAGCTTCTCTATCTATCTTTGGCATTTTCTGATCCTTGCGATGGGTGTCTGGTACGTAGGAATCAGTTTCTATATGTATATAGCAACGATGGTAGCATCAATCTTCGTTGGGGCAGTAAGTTTTTATCTAATCGAAAACCCAATGGAAAAGCTTAGGCATAAAAATTATGGGTATGATCGCTAAAAAGGCAGGATTCAAAAATCACTGAATCAAGCAGAGCATAGCCATAAAAATCGACATAAAGATATCACCAAACCCGCTACGGCGGGTTTTTTAACAACAAAATTTCAAGCTATCGCCATAACTTAGCAGAATGATAACCAAGATGACTTGATCGACACCACCGATCGATAATACTGTATGCATATACAGTAAATATTGGAGGTGCATTATGGGATTCCCTAGTCCAGCAGCAGACTACGTTGAAGAACGCATATCACTCGACAAGAGGCTCATCGCTCATCCGTCAGCCACGTACATGATGATAGCCGGCACGACATATCTGCGCGCCGGAATCATGAAGGGCGCCATGCTCATCGTCGATTCATCACTGACACCAAAAGACGGTTCTTTGCTTGTCTGTGCTGTAGAGGGTGAGTTCAGGATAATGCGCTACAGGACACATCCGAAGCCGCATCTGGAAAACCCTGAAAATGGAAGGAGAGAGCCGTTGCCATCGAAGGTCGAGGTATCGGATACATCGCGGCCAGTGTTTGGTGTGATCACCTACAGCATCAACGATGCTCGCTCTGGCGAGTTCGACGACTGCCCGGTGATGTGA